TTGAGCTTTGCACACGATGGCGGCCCTGGCTTATTTGTCCCTCTTTTCGAACCAGTAGCAGGTTCACCCGCAGGATGGTTTGCAGGTGGTGGTGCTGGGTGTTATGTTACTGGTCCGGGACGTGGAGGTATAGGCGGCGGCGGCGGGTCTGGATCTGTAAATGGAGTATCAAATACCGGTGGTGGAGGTGGTGGTAACATATCATCCACTGGTGCAAAAGGAGGCTCAGGTATAGTAATTATAAGATACTCAGGTCCTCCAATTGCAACCGGAGGAACAATCACCTCAGTAGGAGGAGATACCATACACACATTTACGGCAACCGGTTCTTCAACCTTTACTGTACTTTAAAATATTTATACATAAATGGCAAATATATTAACAAAAACAGGCATAACCACCGGCGGTACAGTATTACCGGGTCATGTTACACAGTCTATAGACGCGTTAACTGGAACCCTCGCATATGACATCACAATCTCGGGGTCATTAACTTTAACAGGTAGTATAGCGTCACTAAACGGTTTTACAGGCAGCATGTTGGGTACTTCATCTTGGGCTAACAATGCTATTGCTTCTACAACAGCGGTTACTGCCTCTTATGTGTTAAATGCTATTTCGGCTTCATTTTCAACTACGGCTTCTTTTGTTCGTAATGCGGTGTCTGCCTCTTATATATTGAATGGTGTTAGTAGCTCATTTGCCTCTACTGCCTCTTATATACAAAACGCAGTATCTGCTTCTTATGTCTTAAACGCTGTAAACTCTACTAACTCTACTATTGCCCAAAAATTATCAAGTGAATATAAACCATCAGGTTCTAATTTTATAAATGGTAATTTAGGAATGTTGGCTGGTTCAACTACTTTATCTTCAGGTATTTCTGCTATTTTTACTCCTACTGAACTTACAGGTAAAAGATTTCAAACTGAGTTTTGGGTTACAACAACATTAGCTTCAGGTTCTACAACCCCAGGACCAAATACTGTTTTTTATGTTGAGTCACCATCATTAGGACAATTTAGAATAAGAGAAGCAGGAGGTGCTATAAGTAACGATGATGTTTGCTTTACAGTGATGTATCTTAAGCCTTAATAACATATTTATTACTGCAAAAGGTTTTTTTATCAATAGTTATCTGTTAATACTTTTGAGTCTTTTTAACATATTTATAACAAAACGTAAAAACAATCTAAAAAATGGCAGAAATACTTTTATCTCCTGGTGTATTAGCAAGAGAAAACGATCTTTCACAGATCACTAATGCTCCCGCCCCTATAGGAGCATCTATTATTGGCCCTACAGTAAAAGGCCAACCAAATATTCCTCGTAAAGTTACAAGCTTTTCAGAATATTTGACTTATTTTGGCGGAAGTTTTATTAGTGGATCTAGTAATCAATACACTTACTTTACTTCAACTGCTGCTTATAATTATTTCCAAAATGGTGGTACTAGTTTATGGGTAACAAGAGTTGCTAGCGGTTCATTTATAGCTGCTACTTCTTCATTCATTTCTGGTAGTACAACAGGATCTTATGCAAGTGGTAGTACATTCCAATTATCAACAATTAGCTTCGGTGCTGATCAAAACAGTTCAGGATCATTAGATGCTAGTGGTTCGTTATCAAATGGTACTTCAGATAATGTTAGATGGGAAATCGTTTCTCCTAATACAGCATCTGGTACTTTCTCATTATTAATTAGACAAGGTAATGATAATAACAATAGCAAAGTTGTTTTAGAAACTTGGACTGGATTATCATTAGATCCTACAGCTACTAATTACATTGAAAAAATCATTGGTAACCAAGTATTTACTTTAGGAACTGGTTCATCTGGAACCGCAGAGTATGTAAAAACAAGCGGTAACTATCCTAACAAGAGTAAGTATGTGACTGTTTCTTCAGTAGGTACTAAAACTCCAAATTATTTTGATAATAATGGTGTAGCTAAAACTCAATTTACTGCTTTTATTCCTGTAGCACAAAGTGGTGTTTTAGGAGGTGCGACCGGTAACTTAACTCAAGGTAGTGATTTATATAATGAAAGTATTTCAAACTCAGATACTCAAGGTTTAAATGCTTCAGATTATGCTAATGCAATTAGCTTAATGTCAAATGCTGATGAATATCAATACAATGTAATTGCTGTTCCTGGTTTGTGTTATGCTGCTTCAACTCATAAATCTCAATTAACTAACTTAATTAATAACACTCAAAACAGAGGAGATGCTATTGCAGTAATTGATACTGAATTATTTAATGGTTCAGTTGCTACAGCAACTTCTACTGCTAATACAATTGATTCTTCATACGCCGCTACTTACTGGCCTTGGATTCAAACAGTAGATCCAATTACAAATGAATTAACTTGGGTTCCTGCTTCAACAATGATCCCTGCTGTTTATGTTAATAATGATACAGTAGCTGCTCCTTGGTTTGCACCAGCTGGTTTAAACAGAGGTGGATTAATTAATGCTGTAAGTGCTGAAAAGAAATTAACAAATTCTGATAGAGATACTTTATACCAAAATAAAATTAACCCTATCGCTACTTTCCCAGGAACTGGAGTTGTAGTATACGGACAGAAAACATTACAAACTCAAGCATCTGCTTTGGATCGTGTAAATGTTCGTAGATTGTTAATTGCTTTGAAATCAAGAATCAGTGATATTGCTAAAACATTAGTATTTGAACAAAACACTATTGCTACTCGTAATAACTTCTTGGCTCAAGTAAATCCATATTTGGAATCAGTTCAACAACAACAAGGTTTGTATGCTTTCAAAGTAGTAATGGATGATTCAAATAACACTCCTGATGTTGTAGATAGAAACCAATTAGTAGGTGCTATTTATTTACAACCTACTAAGACCGCTGAATATATTTACTTGGATTTCAATGTTTTACCAACAGGAGCTACTTTCCCTGCATAATTTTTAAAAATTAAATATTTATAACAAAACAATAAAATAAAATGGCAATTTTAGATCCAAACGAAATATTTTTCACCGCTTTTGAACCAAAACAAAAGAATAGGTTTGTCCTTTATGTTGATGGTATTCCTGCTTATTTGATTAAAGGTGTGAGCGGAATGGGTTTTTCACAAGAAGAAATCGTATTAAACCACATTAACGTTTATCGTAAAATTAAAGGTAAATTGAAGTGGAATGATTTGACTTTAACCTTGTTTGATCCTATTACTCCATCAGGTGCTCAAGCCGTAATGGAATGGGTACGTTTACATCATGAATCAGTAACTGGCCGTGATGGATATTCTGATATGTATAAAAAAGATGTAACTCTTAACGTATTAGGTCCTGTAGGTGATATTGTTTCTGAGTGGGTTGTAAAAGGTGCCTTTATCAAATCTGCTGATTTCGGTGAATTTAACTATGATACTGAAGCAGAAGCACAAAACATTTCTATGGTATTAGGAATGGATTACTGTGTATTGAACTTCTAATTAAAAAGAAATATTGAAAGAGCTCGCAAGAAATTGCGAGCTTCTTTTTTTCTTATATATTTATATAGGACAACAAAGTTATAACTAATTATCTATGGAAGAAAAAAAATTCAAATTTCCTACCGAAATGGTAGATTTGCCTTCAAAAGGTTTATTGTATCCTGAAGGACATCCCTTATCTTCTGGTCAAGTTGAAATGAAGTACATGACCGCTAAAGAGGAAGATATTTTAACAAACCAAAATTATATTAAACAAGGAGTAGTAATTGATAAGTTACTTCAATCTCTTATTGTTACTAAATTTGATTTTGATGATTTGTTAGTAGGAGATAAAAATGCAATTATGATTGCTGCTCGTGTTTTAGGTTATGGTAAAGACTATTCTTTTACTTATGAAAATGAAGAAATTACTGTAGACTTATCTGAATTGCCTTCTATTGATTTAGATGAATCAGTAATAACAAAAGGAATTAACTCATTTAAATATACTCTTCCAGCTACTGGAACTGAAATTACTTATAAGTTGTTGACCGGTAAGGATGAAAAAACCATTGATAGCGAAGTAAAGGGTATTAAACGCATTAATAAAAACGTTTCACCAGAATTGTCAACTAAGTTGAAACATCAAATTATAGCCGTTGATGGTGAAGAAGATAAAAAAACAATTCGTGATTTTGTAGATAACTACTTTTTAGCCAAAGATTCAGCTGCTTTTAGAACCCACATTAAACAAACTAGTCCTGATATTAAAATGACTTTTATACACAATGGAGCTAATGGTGAAGAGGAGGTCACTATTCCATTACAGATCCAGTTTTTTTGGCCTGACGCAAGAGTATAGGTTTAATTTATTTAAACAAATACATGAGATAGTATTTCATGGACGAGGTGGGTATAATTATGAAACTATTTATGATATGCCTGTTTGGTTAAGAAATATTACTCACCGATTTATAAGTGAGTCAATTAATCAGGAAAATGAAGCACAACAAAAAGCATACAATAGTGCTTCAAACAGTAAAGGTAAAAGCACTGCTACTACTAATATAGACTTAAATAATCCATCACAGGGCATCAAAAAATGATGCCCTTTAATATTTATTACATATGGCTGAACCAAGCAAAAAATCCTTAAGTGAACAACTAGATCTAGCAACACAGCTTGCGGATCAGATGAAGTTCATCCTTAAATTAACTAAGGAAAAAGGAGAGTTAGATAATTTAAGTGCAGCTTTATCTAGAGAAGTAGTTAAAAACACTCAAGCAATTTCCAAGTCATTTGAATCCTCTAAAGATGTTCAGAAAGAAATTGTTAAAAACCAAGACCTTCAAAACAAATTAGCTTTACAAAGAGAAACCTTAGAAAAAAACATTGGTAAAGAAGGTAAAAAAGCAGTTCAATTTATTCGAAATCAAGAAGCAGGCATAACTAAAGATACTAAAAAATTACAAGACTTAAGAGCTAAAGGATTAAATGATGACGCTAATAAATTAGCTAAAAATTTAATTTCTCGTAACAAATCCTTAGCTACCCAAATGCAGAACCTCACAACTGAGGAAAAACAATATATGGTTTTAGGACAACAATCTCAAATCATGCAACAAAACCTAGACTATCTTGAAGAAGAGCTAATGCTTCAAATAGAAATAGAGGCAGAACAAGAACGACGAAATAAAAACTTACTTAAATCCCAAAGTTTATTCACAGCTGGGTTAAAAGGAATGCAAGGTCTTTTAGGTGCTTTTGGTTTAGGAGCTTTATCACAAAAATTAGGATTAGATGCTGCTGTAGAAAAAGCGGATGAAATGACTAAAACTTTAACTGATGGTGGTAATAAATCATTAGGTTTATTTGGTAAAATGAGAGTAGGAGTTGCCTCTTTCGGCGCTGCTTTAAAATCAGCTTTAGGTCCTTTAGCAATAGCTGGTTTACTTATGAGTTTATTTAATAAAGCAAAAGAAGCAGCAAAAGAAGCAGCAGAATTCCAGAAAAAAACCAACCAACAAACTGTAGATTTTTCAAGATCATTAGGTGTTTCTCAACGAGTAGCTTCAAAAGTTACTAATGAAGTTAGAGCAATCGGTAGTGCCATGGGAGTTACAACAGAAATGGCTACTCAATCCGCTGAATCTATTTATACTGCTTTAGGAGGTGCTGAAAAAGTAAGTTCTAAAACATTAAGTACATTTATGAGACTAAACATATTTGCAGGAATGTCTGCAGATAATTTAGCTTCTATTTATAAATTTTCTAAGTTAACTGGGGAACCAGCTGAAAAAACAGCAGAAGCAATGGCTTCAACCGCTCGTGAATCTATAAAAGCTAATAAAGTTAATATTAGTATGAAACAGGTTATGGATGGTGTAAGCAAAACCTCAAACATAATTAAAATTAACTTTCAGGGCTCAGCTAAAGGATTAACAGAGGCCTTTATTGCTTCTAAAAAATTAGGTTTAGAGTTAAGTAAAGTAGATGATATTGCTAATAATTTATTAAATATTGAAGATTCAATTGCTGCTGAAATGGAGGCAGAATTACTTACTGGTAAAGAATTAAATCTTGAAAAAGCAAGAGAAGCATCTTTAAATAACGATAATGTCGCTTTGATGAATGAAATTGCTGAACAATTTGGTTCAATTGAAGACTTTCAAAAAATGAACCGAGTTCAACAAGAAGCATTTGCTAAATCAATTGGTATGTCTCGTGATGGATTAGCAGATATGTTAGTAACTTCTAAAGAAAATGAAGCTACTAACACAGAATTGATTGATACCCAAAAACAAAGCTTAGCAGCTATGCAATCTATGGCTTCTTTAGCTGAAACATTAGCTAAAAGTGAAGAAGACAAAGCAGCAGCAGCCAGCAAATCAGGAGAACAATTTACTAAATTGGAAATAGCTATGAATCGATTAGAAACAGCAGCCCGTCCATTATTAGATAAAGTATTTGCTCCTATA